CTTAAGATCGTCAATCTCACCTAAGTTCTGTCCACCTGGGAGAACTTCGATAGATGACCCTCTACCTTCTGATGTCACTGGGAAGAAGTAATCTTCATTCATTGATAATGGATTGTATGTAGCATCAACTACTGACTGTCCACCATGAATACTTGGAATACGTCTTTGATGTATCTCGTTTTTAATTCTGTCTACGAATGCCATTGCTAAGTGACTAGGCATATTACCAACGTCAATCTTAAACATTCTACGTTCTGGTGCACGTTGTACACGATAGATTAGAATAGCATCTTCTAATAGTTCTTTCTGTTTATATACTTTAAATACGTTCTCTAAGATAGATTGTCCGAAAGGCCAGAAACGATCTAAGCCTTCTGTTAGTGACAAGTGAACAACATGATTAGAATCGATTGCTGATTCTGCTTGTCCTAATGTAAATCTACTACCTGATGTGTTGTAAGGCATAGAAGGGACTGTATATCCGCCACCACCTGCTCCGCCACCGCCACCAGTACCACCTAATCCTGTTGTTGGATTAGCGGCAAAATCTGTGTTTGTTTTCTGTGCAACTGTTAAGTTCTGTAAGTTAATGTTTAAGTCTTTAATAACATACTGTTCTGGAAGTTTACCTTCACTCTCATTAACAATAACTTTAATGATCTTAACCATGTCAACCCAGTAGAGTTTGAAGTTCTCTGGATCTCTTACAAAGACTTGATCTCCGTACTTGATGACATTTCTGAACATCTTAAACATACGAGTATCAAATTCATTTAATTTGCACCATTGTTGTAACTGTGTAGATAGTAAGTCCATCTCATGCGGAGTAGGATCTTCTCTAAATTCAAAGTTAAATGGTGTCTTGTTGTGATCGTTCTTTTGAGTACTGAATTCAGCAATGATATCTAAACATGCATTAATCTCAGCATCGACATCCATCATCTCATACTGATTGTATCTTTCAATTCTGTTAGGATGTCCTGTGTAAACTTCAGGAAGTCTACTCATGTAGTTCTTGTAGCCGAAGTCAGTGTTTGAGTAACCTCCATCATCGGCGCCATTGTTCCAACTGCCAGAGTTACTATTGCCCCCAGATATAGGACTTGATACTCCGCTCTTGTTTAAAAATTTCTTTTTGTATGACATATGATTATAGGTTCTCTTATACTATGTATTTAGTTAAACCATGCTGTTGGTTGCAATTTTTTGGTTAGTATCTGCTATCTCTACAGATGCATCAGCACCCCTTTTAGCAATCATATTGCTCTCTACTTGTACTTGTATCAACGCATCTAACTTTTCTACAATGCCTCCCGGTGCAGAATCACTTTGGGCTAATTCACCTTTTAAGTCTTCAGTACTTGCCGCTAGGTCTGTATTCTCTAATTCTGGTTCAATATCAACAACTGGATCTGCAATTTTATTAAAATGATCTACAGGGGCACGACCTGGCGTATTTGCTTCGCCTAAATGACCCAACATAGCTAATTCTTGTGGACTTGCTCCCAATGTTGCTAATGCTTTTGTACTTGGTTCTTTCAATAGATCATCTGTTGAGCCATACGCCTCGGCAAATGTCTCGTCGGGCGCCAAGTCCATCATCTCAGCCATGAACGCTTCTTGCTCGGCATCCATAGCCAGTTGATCAGCGGCGTCTTTGTCTCTTCCTTTACGGTTATAATCAGCCTTGCCCTGATTATAGTCACCGGTATCTGAATCAAACGCGGCTTGACCATCCTGAAGATACCCGCGTTCTCTCATTTCTTCGTCAGTGGCATTGTCTCCGGCAAACCCCATCGGTGAGGCTTTGTTAGCATCAAAACCAATTCCATTAGATTGCGAAGCGATCTCTTCCTTCTTATACTGAAGGTCTATCTGTGACTGGCTGAACTTACTTTCTTGTACAGCAAGTTTCTTATCTATTGATGAGTCAGTTAATCCTTTTGCTTGATTTTCTGCAACTACCTTTAAATTCTCTACAACTGTTGCTGTGTCTAGTAATTTCTGTGTGTCAGCTTCTGCTGGTGTGCTGACACCGGTACCCTTCGCCATTAACTCATCGAGTTCTGCTTGTGAGGGTGTGTTTGGCACTGTTTCTGAATCAGGCATTGCCGCCATCGCATCTAATTGTTCTTTTGTTACATCAACTGACGCTAAAAATTTATCAACTTTCTCTTGTTGTTCGGTGGTATTTTGGGTTTTTGGGTCTATGCCCATTGCTAGTGCTTTTGCTTTTGCTTCTGCATCTGTTGCATCAGCTTCTTTCTTTGCTTGTCGATCTTTCTCAAGTTGCTCTTTGATTTGCTCTGAAGTTCGATCTACCGTTCGGCCAGCAACTTCTTTTTCTGTTACTGTCTCTGCATCTTTGTCTTTGTCTTTGTCTTTGTCTGTTGATTTTTTCGTAGCATCAGCATTGTCTTTTGTTGCTTCAGCATTGTCTTTTGTTGCATCTGTATCGTCTTTAGTAGCATCGGTGTTATCAGTGAGTTCTCCGCCTAACTTACCGTATAGCTTTTTAAGTTCTTCCATGTCACTATTAGTGACATCATCATCATCTATCATTGCTTTAACCATCTCTGGAGTGATAGCATTTGCCTCTACTTGTGCCGCTAGTTTGTCGAGGTCTAATTCTGACTTACCAAAGAAGTCTTCATCATAGATGCCTAAGTCTTTTACCTTTTCAAGTTCCTGTCTGCTTCGTAATGATTCTATATCATCATCAGTAGTGGCCATGTCTGCTACTTTGTCTTTCGCGGCCGCACCAATAATTCCTCCGATCATTCCACCAACTATTGTACCTAACGGTCCAGCTATAGCAGTACCTAGAGCGGCGCCCGCTAATGCTGATCCAGCTACTGTAACGCCTTTTACGTTGGCTTCTGATTTTTCATCATCTCTGACCAACTTGTCATCATTAGTCATATCAGATGCTAGATATTTTTTGTTTGCTTCTTCTTTACCGTCTCTTGCTTCAGCATATCCTGAATAAGCCGCTGTTCCAACAACTGCCGTTGCACCTGCAAGTTTGAATGCATTTCTTTTCACAAAGTTTCCGGCTGTCTTCATCATGCCAGATTTGCCTTTCATGCCAGGTATCTTATCTAGGAAGCCTGCGCCGCCCATTTTAGTTATACCTGCAAGTGCAATTGTCGCTATGCCTAATGCCGCTGTGAATGCTCCTATTGCTATTTCACCTAATGAAAGTGCACCATTGAACGGATTAATTGCATCTAAGAATTCATCTGATGCTGTTCTTACATTTCTTTCAAATACTTGTAACTCTGTGGCTACGTCTTTTTGTGCATCTGCGCCTTCTGTGGTCGATGATTCAATTGCATCTGCTGTATCTTTTGATTGTTTGGCACGATCTTTATCCATTGCCAGCATCGAATCTAATGTTTCTTTTGTTACACCAACTGACGCCAAGAATGATTGTGCTTCTTCGCCCATATATTGAGCCGCGCCACCAAATGTGTCTATTTGATTTAGTACACCGTCTCTAAATTGTTGTTCTACACTTGATATAAGAGCATCGTATTCAGGAGTATCTACTTTTACATTTTCAAATTGCTTTTTAAGTTCTCCTGCTTGGAAGCCCATCATTGATAGTGCTTTAGTACTCTCGTCAAATGCACCTGTTCTTAGAACACGTTGCAATTGCGTGTTAAATTCTGGGCCCATGGACGCGGAAAAACGGTTCATTGCCGCTTTGCGGGTATCTTCTTCCTCTTGTAATGATTTGGCTCTTGCTGTTAATTCTGCTTTTTTTGCTTCGTCTGTTTCGTTGGCAGCCTGTTGAACAAGTTTGTCGATATCATTCTGACGTTTAACGTTAGCAACACGATTCTGCATTTCCATAGCAACTTGCATTTGTTGTGATTTGATTTCGTCTGATTGTTTACCTGTTAATTCAGAAAGTATTACTAGACTTTTTGAGTACTTAATCGTGCGTTTTTGTAACTCACCTTCTTGGAAGTCTTTCTTGTTAAGAGCAATACCCGCATTTCTTTGCATTAAGATGTAATTTGCTTGTTGTTCTTGTGCTTCTTCTAGGGTATAACCATATCTTCGCATCGATGCTTCTTGTTCATCACTAAGTGCGAATACCTTCATTAAGTCTTTGATACCGTCTGTAGTACCATTGCCGAATGTAGTAAGTCCTGCACCTACTTTCTTAATAATAGGTGTGAGTAAATCTAAATCTTGTGCGGAATAGCCTGCGGCTCTTGCTAAATCAGTTAGTTCTTGGGAATTGGTTTTTGCAATACCACCCATTAAGTTTATTTCTTTTACAAACGTATTCTGTGCATCTGTTTGCTTCATCATTACACTTGCTAGTTTAGCAAATGCATCAACTACTGTTCCAATAGCTTTGCCTAACGGACCGAATGCGGCTCCAGCAGTCTTAGCGGCATCGCCCATGCCTTCTACTGCTTTATCATATTTTCCGAAACCTTCTACGCCTGAAAGTAAAGCACCAGAAAAAGAACCTAATGCTGTAGTTGCATAACCAAGTGACTTTTGAAATTTGTCTACAGAGTCTTTTGCTGACTCCTCTGCCTCTGATAATTTCTGTGACTTTTTAGTTTCTTCGTCTTTGGAGTCAGATGCTTTCTTACTTGACTCAGAACTTTCTTTAGAAGCAGTTGATGCATCTCCTAAATCTTTTACGAGTTTAGTTAATGCTTGACCTAAAGAGCCCATAGTGGAGTTCATAGACTTTAAACTCTCATTAAATTCTCGCATTTCTTCTGGGGAAAAATCATCCATGCCGTCTTTATCCTGTATTTTTAATTTAGGGTCAATTTTGGACACTAAATATATGCACTAGTATTTAGTATTTAGAAATACCGTATTTTATTATGGGGAACATATATGACAATTAATGAGAATAATCCACTACGACAGTTTTTTCGTAGACCAGCAGTCCATGTGACATTGCCTTCAGGAGGAGAATCATATTCGATTGATGATATCGATTGGCCTGATGAGAACAAAGAATTGCCTGTCTATCCAATGACAGCAATTGACGAAATAACTACAAAAACACCAGATGCATTGTTTAACGGAACAGCGATGGTAGAGATCATTAAGAGTTGTGTCCCGGCAATCAAAAATCCTTGGGCATTATTAAGTACTGATTTAGATACTATATTGATTTCAATTAAAGCCGCAGGTGGACAAGAAACAATTGATGTAGAGTCTGCTTGTCAGAATGCAGAATGTGGAGAAGAGGGTACATACGGTATCAATCTACAACTTCTCTTACGTTCACTCCAAGCAGGTGATTATCATATCCCTTTAAAGATGGGTGAATTAGAGATTTGGTTTGCTCCGTTAGATTATAGAAATATGAACGAGGCAGGCTTAGAGCAATTTGATATTCAAGCAAAATACAAAGACATGACGAAAATCGAAAGTACAGAAGACCGTATTAAGATGAGTCAAGAGGCATTGATAGATATTACTAAATTAACAATGTCTATCTTAGCCCGAACAATAAAAAAAGTTGTAACTCCAGAAGGTGATGTCACTGATTACGATCATATACATGATTTTATAAAGAATGCTGACACTAGAACATATGAATCTATGCGAGATTTTAACACTAATCTTAGAGAGAAATCAACAATTAAACCATTAGACATCACATGTGCAGAATGTGGTCATGAATATAAACAACCATTTACTCTGAACGCATCTGATTTTTTCGTCTAAGACTCCTTTCACTCGATCCTGAAGGGATAAGGGAGTTGATAAAAAAATACGAAAATTACACACAGGGAATAAAGTCTAACGCATTGACTTTAGCCTGGTACATGCGTGGGGGTGCCTCATATGAAGATGTCCTTAACATGTCTACTTCAGAAAGAAAATCCATAAACAGTTTAATTGAGGAACACTTAGAAACTACTAAGAAAACTCAATTGCCATTCTTCTAAACTATATTCTTTTCGGTCTTATTCAGAAGTTCTCTTACGAGAACTTAATTACTCATTCACTTCGTTCATTCGTAATTTCTTTTTTAAGTATATTATAAACGGTTAATCTATTATATTATTAATATTAATTAAGTCTTATTACCGTTTTGAAGCCATGGTAGTGCTATCAAACACTACCATAGTTTCAGGTCTCATTACACGCCTGTCATCCATGTTGATTATCCCCAATCATTAACGTTACTATTAATGATTGCCACCGGTTGCCCTGTAAAGTTTGCTGGGTTGTAGTTGAGTCAATCACACTAATAAATGTGACCTCTCAGCAACGCATGTTTCATATCATCAAATCAAAATATATATGAACTCATTCAAGGTTCGCTACCATAACGATTGCCTTGTCGGTATATTGTGTCTGTAAGACACTACTCCAGATCTGTTGCCCATCACTACAATAGGTTCCTCAAGGAGAGTCGAGTTAAATCACGACCATACTTATTTAAATATCTATTTTAGTAGTCTTAGTGTTTAATTGTAGTTGTGACGTGGTGTCAATGGTGGGTTCTGAGTTGGTCTCTGTGTCGCCTGCGTATGCTTTAAATATATCTTTATTAAATTGAAAAAAGTGATCCCAAGCAAATATTACCCAGTCAGCATGTTTGTCTGATGTGTAATAAATAAACTGGTCACTTACGAATGTGTATTTACTCGGAACACATACAAACCGCCCTTTACGATTAAACTTCATAAAGAGAACATCAAAATCTCCTTCATCATGGACGTCCATTACTTGGTCGAGCCAGTCTTCTAGTACTCTGCATGAGCCAGATAGAAGTTGATGAAAAGGAAAGTCTGCGTAGAACTTGCATTCTACATTTAACTTATAGAAACTTTGTCCGGGAACGATGTCCCCTTTAAAACTTCTGATC